ACGCTGAACACGCGCACCTGGGCGCCAGCCAGGTCGGCAATCTCGACGCCCTCCGTCATCGCCAGTCCCGACATGCGGACCACCCGTAGCGGTGGATAATCGAAGCGCGGCGCCCTGGCCTTGTGCGGGATGGCCAGCCAGACGTCGGATGACTGCTGCGTGGTCAGGTCATGAAAGCGCAGCGCGGAGAGCAGGCATAGCACCCCGCCTGGGCTCCTTGTCGCCACCTCGGCAAAACTATCGTATTCGGAGGCAGACCGGTCGGGCAAGGTGTGCAGGCCGCGGCCGAGCTTGAGCAGCCGGCCTTCGGCGGTCAGCGAAGCGAGCAGCGCGCGCGATGCACCGGCACTGTCCACATCGCGTGTTCGCAGTATGCCTTTGGATCGGGCAAGCGCAAGAATGCGTTCAGTTTGCGTCATGCAGCCAGTCTACACAAAATGTCGGCACTTATCCATATTTGCCGACATATTGTTCAATACATCGCATGCTGGCGTGCGTGGGTCGCGTACAGGCTGACGGCGCCGAAGCCGTTGGATTTCAAACGGAGGCAAAGCAGACCGGCCTTTCGGCGGCATTCTCCGGCTCACCGCCCACAGGTCGACAAAACGTCGGCGCCGGTCCGGAGCGCGGCTGACCAAGCACTGAACCAGGCTCCGCATTACGTCATGACGTAATGGGCCGCCGTTCGCGCGCTCCGAACCACGCCATGGCATTGCATGACAGCGGCCGCCGGCGCCGTCCCGCCGCCACATCACATCAAGCCTCGGGCGTGGCGCTGGCGTGCGGCGCCGCCCCTGCCCTGGCCCGCATGGGCTGTAACTGGAAATACGCGCTCCACTCCGGCGAGTCGAGCGCCATCGTCGCCAGGACCTTGTCGTCCTCCGCCAGCACGAGCCTTTCAAGGAATTCGCGTTGCGTGCTGCCGTGGCGCCTGGCCAGTCTGGCCAGGGCCAGGGCGCAACCGGTGCTGAGCCATAGGCTGACCCGCTTCTGACCGTCGTTGGCTACGCATGCCTGGCGCGCCCGATACGCCGCCTGCCGTTCCGCCGTCGTCTTCGCTGTGCTCATGGCTCGCCCCGATTCAAAGGAAAAGATAGTCCGTTAGAGCGTAACGGACCGCCATGGCGAAGCGTTTGATCGTGGTCGCGCGCTCACGATTCACCTCCCTACCCACCGGCATCGAGCGCGCGCGGACCCTTAGCCCCTAAGATGCCGGATCGACTGCGCAGTAGTCGGCCCACGCCTGCATCAGGACCACACGCTTGTCGAACAGGTCCCCGCGCCGGTATGCCGCCTCCACCTTGTCGGGCAGCTTGTGCGCCAGCGCGTGCTCGCACACCTCGCGTGGGAAGGCGTTGTTCTCCCACTCCGCACACCAGTCGCGGAAGCTCGAGCGGAAGCCGTGAACGGTGATGTCGGTGCGTCCCATTCGCCGCAGGACGGCCGTCAGGCTCATGTCGGACAGCGTGGTCTTCGTGTCCCGCCCCGGAAAAGCAAAGCGCCCACGGCTCTCCAGCGCGCGCAGCAAAGCGATTGCGCTCGTCGACAGCGGCACGCGGTGCTCCTTGCCTGCCTTCATGCGCTCGGCGCGGATGGCCCACAGCTTCGCGTCAAGGTCGAATTCATCCCAGGTCGCGCCGCGCACTTTGCCCGAACGGCACGCCGTCAGGATCGCGAACTCGATCGCGCGCGCCGAGACGCCTTCGCGCTGGCGCAACTGCGTCATGAAGCCGCCCACTTCGCGCCACGGCAGCGCGGGATGGTTCTTCACCAGCGCGATCTTGTTCGGATTGGCGAGCAGGTTCTCCAGGTGCCCGCGCCAGCGCGCGGGATTGTCGTCATGACGTAATTTGCGCGTGGCCGCCCAGTCCAGGATGCTCTCGATGCGTCCGCGCAGGCGCGTGGCCGTTTCTGTCTTGGTCTTCCAGATGGGCGCGAGCACCTTCACGACCAGGTCCGTGTCGACGTCGGCCACCGGCAGCGACCCGATGACAGGGCTGGCATACATGGCGAGCGTGGTCTCCCACTGCGCCGCATGCTTGGCGCTCTTCCAGCTGCCGCGATGGGCGTCGATGTACGATGCAGCGCATTCGTCGAAGCTCACGCGCTTGGCCTGGCGCTGCGCGTGTTCGGCGCGGGCCTTGTCGCGTTCTTCCAGCGGGTCGCGCTTATCCAGCAGAACCAGGCGGCATGCGCGCGCCTTGTCGCGCGCCAGCGCCAGGTCGACGGTGATGCAGGATCCGAGCCCCATCTCGAGGCGCCGGCCGGCCAGGTCGTAGCGGAAGATCCAGCTCTTCGAACCGCTCCGCGACACCTGCAGCCATAAGCCTCCGCCATCGCCATACAGGCCTGGCCGCGTCACCGAGCGCACCTTGATCGCAGAGAGCTTGTTGATCGTGTAGCTCATTGGTGTACCCACCTTTCGACCACATTCTTCACTCTCAAACCTACCCACCGCCCTACCCACTCCGAAGAGCGCGATGCAGGTAAATTCTAGTGGACGTCGATGGACCCTGATTTTGACATTTCTCCTATGAAGAGACGAAAAAAAGCCCCAACGTGTGGGGCTCTTGTTCAGTATGCTTGGCGGAAGCGGTGAGATTCGAACTCACGAACGGGTTCCCCCGTCGGCAGTTTTCAAGACTACGGCCAAAACCCTTAAGGCTCAGATACTTATCGAACATTCGTCTCCGCAGCAACTCGATTTTGACCCGCCCTAAGTGGTTGTTTTATCGAGATTTGCAGAATGGTTGCGGAGACGTTTTCCGCTCGATTATTGATGCAACGCGGGCTCCAGCGCGTGATGCGCGGGCGCCAGCTCTCGTTGCGGCTGCATGTGAGGAGCCGGGTTAATTTGCATAGGCAGAAATACTGGTTCGTCCCGCTGCGGCCCTCGCCTTTTCACGAACCCGACCTCCAGGCCGCCGGCTCGCGGGCGCAGCGCCAGGCGCAGCGGCGCCGGCGATGGGTCCTGCGCCGAGGCGAGCATCCGGACCATGAAGAACAGCGTCTCGCCCTCCTGGGCCGCCAGGGTCAGGCGTCGCTGACTCTCGGCGCGGATCTGGTGCTGCCAGAACAGCAGCGCGCCGCAGCTCCCGCTGCGCAGCACCTGCTCGGCGGCCCACAGCGCGTCAGCGGTCCGGTCGGCGCGCAACCACAGCGCTGACTCGGGCGGGATGCCCATGGCTGCCAGGGCCAGCGCCTGGGGCGGGTGCGGCGGCTGCAGGAATGCGATCTGCCGCTTCGCCACCTTGGACAGCGCCGGCGCCAGCAGGCGCAGCTCGCCGATCCCGGGCTGCTGCGCGTGCAGGTCCGTCATCGAGCCAGTCGGCCAGCCGCCGCCCGGCAGCTGGTTATCGAGCGCCGGGTAGCCGGTGCTGATACAGCGCGAGGTGCTGCGCGCCAACTGCGAAGCACGCCATAGGGACGGGTGCAGGTCTTCGGGGTTGATCTTCGCGGCTGAAGTGAGCATAGTTGACTCGCTGAAATACTGTACGTTTATACAGTATAGCACCATGCCAGATTGATACCGCTCGCGGCGGGCGCCGGTCGTTCGGCTACCCTATCGCGATGCATACTCGAACCGACCTCGCGACCGCCGCCCAGATCGACCTGGCCATCAACCTCGCCGCCACGTACGGCGCGCACGCCGCGGCCGCCGGGCTGCGCCAGCAGGGCGTCGCGCTCGAGCTGGCCGTGCGCGTGCTTCTCAAGCCATGGTTGCGCCGGCACCCTACTTCGGCCAGGCCTGAACCGTCTTCGCGTGGCGGGCTGCGCATTCCGCATACTGGCGAAGCAGGTCGATAGCCCAGGCCTGCCAGACGTCATAGTCGGCGGCAGCCGGGCGCTCAATCGCCGGGCACGGCGCCGCCAGCACGCTATCGAGCTGCGGCCTGGTTGGCGGCGTCGATTGCGGCGTCGAGGTTGCGCACCCGGCCAGCATCAGGACGGCAATCAGCGGGAAGAGGCTTCGCATTGCGCAACTCCTTGGTGAGCGCCGTCATGCGCGGCGCCAGAGTGGATTGGATGGTGGCGAACTCGGTCGCGGCCGCGCGGATCGTCGCGGCGTCGGCCTGGACGTCGGCGAGCGCCTGCTCGGACAGGCCGGCCCGGAACTCGGCGTGCGCACGCCGCAGCTCGGCGATCTCGGCGCCGTGCCGCCAGCCGTTGGCGAACCAGCCGGCGGCGCCGGCCAGCAGCAGGCCGACCAGCACCAGGATGCCGGCGGCCAGCGCGCGGTACGGCGCCGGGATCACGGCAGCCCCCGCAGGCAGATGTCGCGCTCAGCCTGGCGTCGCAGCGTCAGCCCGCGCACCTCCCGGCCGCCCACCTTGTTCCACAAGAGCAGCGCGTCGCACGCGCCGGCCATGTCGCCGGCGTTCGCCCGGCGCGCCATGCTCGAGCCACAGAAGGCGCCGACCCCGATGTTGTACGCCGCGTCGACGAAGGCCACCTTCTGGCCATCGGTCAGGCGGTCCATCGGCACGCACCGCGCGATGCCGGCCGCGTGCCGCTCCAGGTCGCGGTCGAGCTGGGCCCGGCACTGCTCCGGCGTGTAGGTCTTGCCCCACTGCGCGTTCTCGGTGGCGCCGGTGCAGTAGGTCAGCACGCCGCCCAGGTCGCGGTAGGTCGTGAGCTTGGTGCCCTCGAACCACGGTGTCAGGACGAGCAGCGCGCCGGCGGCGACGGCGCCAACGATACCGGCCAGGCCGGCCCGGCGCATCACGATGTCACCTCGCACGCCTGGGCCTGCAGCTGTGCCAGGCGCACCTCGCGTTCGCGCTGCTCGAGGTCGGCCAGGCGCTGCTCGCGCGCGTCCTTCCGGCGCATGTACAGGAAGTTGAGGATGAACGTCAGCAGCGCGGTAGCGATACCGACGATGACGCCCACCTCCGTCAGCGTCATGGATGCACCGATTGCGGTGCCGGCGCCGGCGTAGCTGCCCAGCTCGGGCGCGGAGATTTTGCTCATTGTTGCCTTTCTTCGGGCGTAAAAAAACCCGCCGGAGCGGGCTGTTGCAGGAGGGTGAGCGCGCTGGCCAGCGTGCCG